GCGGTACCAACTTTCGCTTGCTGCGGCTTCTGGCTGTAGGGGTGAATATCAGTGAGTCGATTGCTCGCTGTGTTGCGGAAACTCTCTGCCGGCTCATTGGCGCACCTCGCGCAGCCGCTGGTCTAACTGATAAATCGCGCTGTTCTTCCTACACTGCTCAAAAATGAGGTTTACTCCTGATGGCTTTATGTAGCGGGCCAGTCTGTAAAATCCCTCGCACCGTAACACTTCGCCCGATTCAACCATTTTCGATAGTCGCGCGCGGCTGTCTTTTCTGGAGTAGCCCGCTGACTGCATGTGGTCATGTACTGCTGAAGCACTCATTGGCTTGGGTGAGCTGCTGAGTATGTCGATAATGCTTTGCCGAACGGTCATTTATGCCACCTGCTTTTGCTTGTTGGTTTCGCCCCACCGCTGTGCCCATTCGATGTGCTGGCGGGAGTCTTCGCTGAACCTGACGCCGTGTTCTGTTCCGAACCAGTAAATGGCCTCAATCACTTCAACCATCTGCTGTACGCGCATCTTGCTGGTACGCTGACCAAACATGACCACGCCACCGCCGATGCCGGGTGCCGTGCGCTGCTCCTGTTTGTGCATCTTCGCAACCAGTGCGGTGATTAAATCCTTCCAGTCGTCCTCGTCGTATTTCTCACCGAACCACGTCACCTGCACAGCCAGGTCATGCAGCAGCGGCCACATTTTCCTGTTCTGTGAGAGGGTTCTTTTCGGTGGGGATACTTCGATTTCGATTGGTCTGGCGGGGTCGGTCGGTAGTCTGTTGATGTGGTCTATCAGGTTTCGTCGCACTTGCTCACTTCGCAGGAAGAACGTCTGTTTCTCCACGCTCACCTCCGGTTCAGTTGTGCTCGCAATTTCTCTGCGTGAATCTGGCCTTTAGTAATCACTTCATCGATTACCTGCGGGCTGTGGCCGCCCTCCATGTTGAAAAGCTTCAGAAGCAGTAAGGCGTTTTGAATCTCTTTCAGATGGTCGGGCTGTTTAATTGGGATAATTTCTGCTGTCATGATTTGGTCTCCGCTCGATACATAACCAGCACCAGGCTGCCTCTGGTTGTAATGCGCATTGTGCTGCCTGACTCCAGCGTGTCGAGGTTGAAAGAGTCATAAAGCTCATTGACAGCTCGCTGCCTGCGGTCCTTCTCTCGCCGATTCGACCACTCCCTTGCAGCCACCTTCAGAATCCATGTGCAGGAGTTTCTGATTATCCAGAGATAAGCGATGACAGTAAGTGTAAGTGTCATCCAGTCTGCGTAATTAATCTTATCCATCACCCATCCCTCCCCGCCCAGCGCCAAACTAAAAGGCCTACTAAAATTAGTAGGCCCGATACGATAAGTTCTGTTGTGTATGTCTGGTGCATTATTCCTCACCCCACCTCATGACCAGGCGCGAAACACTTGGTCCGGTTGCTGTAAAATTTCCACCCACTTTGCTTCGCAGTTCGAATGCATTCTCCGTTTGTCTGCCCGGAGAATTGTCGGAATCCTGTTTCCTCGCTCCTGTACTCTGTAAGGAGAGTGATGGCTGCGCAGGCCTTACAGTCGCAGTAAAGATCGAGTGTGTATCCTCCGATTACCATCACTCACTCTCCTGCATCATCAACCACAAAATTAAAGCCGCTCTGAAAGGCTTGTTGGGGTGCTTCCTGTGGTCGCTGGGGTAGGTTAGTGATGGTCGACTAAAGTGGAGAGCCAGCCAGTCATCGCCATCGTAAACAAGACTTATTCCAGACTTTTGGATAATCGGCCAGGCGTCTGCGGGGTTGTTGCAGGGGTTGAAACTTCCACCGAATGTTTCCACAGCGCCATTCATTAATCCGAAGTTACCTTTCCCCAGCCAGTGAAGCGCCACTTCTGCATTTATTTTGTTGTCACTCAGTTTGCTGTAGTCCATCAGTATGCCTCCTCATCGAGTTTCGAGAACCAATGACCCACTGCGCGCTCGAGGGTTTTCTTTGCTTCTTCAATTGAATCATTGCCCGGAAGATGCGTTTTTATCCCTGGTAGTAAGCAGGTTACATCGTAGTTAGGCATCGAACGGCTCAGAGAGCTCCAGTTAACTGAGCCGACAACCCACCTCCCTACATAAAGGTCCTCGCCATTAGAATGTCTCGCTGTCTTACGCTTCCATGTTAATTTCATTTTTCTTCCCCTCTGGCTGGCTGCCCGGCCCCGATAATGCGGAGCACCCTTTCCATCTCACGATTCATGATTGCGTGCAGCACGCGGTCACGGCGGTATTTGCATGCCTCAGGCTTGTGCTTGCGCTTCTCGATAAATGGAAGTGATGATGACTTGTAATAGCGCTGCATGATGCGGTTGCTTTGCGCTATGTCGTGGTGGATTAACTGCTGTGCTGTTGTCATGATTTCACCTGCTCTGCTACAACTGATTGCTGAAGAAAATCTGCCAAATCCATACCAAGCCATTCACATGCCCGATGCATATCTTCAGCAGGAATAATCCGGCGCCCGTTATCCAGCACCATCACAGTGATGGTTAAACCTGGAACTATCTGCATCTCGCTCTGCGAGATAACTTTTGGCAATTGGCCTGTCATGATTTCACCCCGTAATGCTGAATAGCTGTGATAATCAAACCAGTGCAGATGTATATCGTCCCGCATATAACTCCAGTGTCAGAATTAGCGGCATATGAGGATCCAGTTAATCCACCACCAATGGCGCATATGAACATTGGGATTGTCATGGTTTCACCTGCTTGCTTTTTTCCTGGATTAACTTCAGGCTCATGTTTAAAGTCCACTCGTTTAGCTTCTGAGTCAGAACCATCATTTTAATGATGTGCTCTTCACGCTCTTTCTTGTTCATGGTTTCACCCTCTCCAGTCGTTTTGGCTGGCAGATTCTTTCTGGTTTTCTGCATATCTCCGCGCCGCATCTTCCTGCTCGATGTTGACGAAGTGTCCATTCTTCCAACCCATATAAAACGTCTTTGGCTGGCCGGAGCGGTACTTGCCAATGATAATTTCCGCAATGCCTTTGAGGTCGCTGTTCTCGTTATAAACCTCGTCCCGGTAGGGGAAGATAATCACATCGGCATCCTGCTCAATGGCTCCAGACTCGCGCAGGTCACCCAAAGTCGGTCGCTTCTCTGAACGGGATTCGACGCCTCGGTTGAGCTGGGATAGTAGGATGACGGGCACTTTGTTGCGAAGGCAGAACTGTTTTAGCTTTCGCGTAATCTCTGCGATTGCCAGGTCAGGCCGCTCAGCTTTAGGTTTTGGTATCAGTTGCAGGTAGTCTATTGCCAGAAAGCTAAGCCCTTCATCGCCCATGTTCATTCGCTCAGCTTGAGCGATGATTTCGTCCACTGTGAATGATCCGTCGAGAACATAGTTTTTCTCATCCATCAGCGTGCCAGTGGCTGCTGTGAGCTTCGTGTAGTGTTCCTGCTGCATGTCCAGAGGGTTTCTCAGCACGCCTATTGAAAGACCGGACCTGTCAGCCACATGACGCTCAACCACCTGCATATCAGACATCTCCATGGAGATGAAAAGCCCTTTGCCTTTCTGACGGCCGATTGAGTTAGCGATATTAATCGTCAGCTCCGTCTTGCCCATGCCGGGCCTTCCGGCAACGATAATCAGGTCAGTGCGATCGAAGCCGCCATACTCATCATCCACCGGCTCAATACCGGTTCGCAGATAAAGCCCTGACTCTGACCCTTTCATGCGCTTTTCCAGAACGTCCATGTAATCGTCCATCAGGTCACCTATCCGGCGAGGCAGTCGGTCGTTGGTTTCGAACTGTAAGCGCGACAGGATCCCCGTCACATCTGATATCCGGTCATTGATATCGTGAACGCCTGCACTGCGCAGCGTATCAACTGCCTGCATCAGGTCAGAGACGCCCTTTCGAATCATCCAGCACTGACGTACGCGCTTTGCCCACGCTTTGATGTTTGCTCCAGACTTGCACCGCATCGAGAGAGCAAGAACCATGTTACGAGTCTCTTCGCCAACGCCAGACTGAATACTGAAGGGGTCAACAGGCTCGGCTTTGTTAATCAAAGCGCCGATGACTTCGTACATGCTTCGCAGGTGATGGTTCTCAAAGGCTTCAGCGGGGAGCTTTCCAATGATATCCCGGCAGTCAATGTGATCGCCCTTAAACATCATCGCCCCGACCAGCTGCTCCTCAAATTCGTATGACTCCATGGTCAGTCTCCGCTGTAAAATATTTTCTCAAACGTTGATTTACGAACGGCGAACTCAATATCTGCCCGCCATTTCCTGTCGTTTTCGCCAGAGTGATGACCAGTAGCCCACCCAGCAAATCCCCGAGACAGGTACGTGCAACTGAACTCAGTGATAGACTTGGGTTGGTCTTTTTTGATTTT